TTGAGGTTACGATTGACTATTTATAACAAAACATATAAAAACTACGTAACATGGCCGAAAAAATTGTTAGTCCTGGCGTCTTTACCAACGAGAAAGATCTCTCGTTTTTGCCGTCTGGAGTTGCTCAAATCGGAGCAGCGATAGTAGGTCCTACTCCTAAGGGACCTGCATTCGTACCTCAAGTAATTAGGAACTACGATGACTTCAAAGCGTATTATGGTGACACAGATGAAAACTTCTTGGTACCATACGCTGTAAGATCATACTTAAAAAGCGCTGGATCAGTAACTATCGTAAGAGTTGTATCTGAAGGTGGTTATCAAACTGCTGGATTTGCAATCATCTCAGGTAGCAAAACTTATGGTTTGGTATTACCATCTCGTGTTAACGACGGTAGCCAAAACAAAGATCTTAGCAAAACTGTATTTACTAGTGCACTAGGGTCAGCATCCTTAATCGTTTCTGGTGCTGGTGTAACAGGAGAGTCGATGAGTATATCATGGGGAGGAACAGCTAGTGACAGTGTTGCCAAAGTACTTGGTACATCTGTTGCTGGAACAAAGAAAGCATATGCATATATGTGGTTCCAAAATGCAATTGCAACTGGCAGCTCATTCTCAGCATCATTCTCTACTGCATCAGGTACAATTAACTTGTCAGCAAGCTTCGGAGCAGTTAGCCCAGCTTCAACACCATGGGTAACATCACAAACTATTGGTACAGGATCATCTGCAACTGCTACTAACTTGTTCAAGATATTAACGCTTGGTGATGGTGATATGATGAACAAATCAGTAAAAGTATCAGTAATTAACAATGCACTAGCAGGACAATTACCTGGTACGGATTATGGTACATTCACAGTAATTGTGAGAGATTACAATGATACTGATCAACGCCCAGTAGTACTTGAAACTTACTCAAACGTTAACTTAGACGCAGATTCTCCAAACTTCATCGCAAGAAGAATTGGTGACAGATATTATACTGTAGCATCTTCTGGTGAAGTAACTGCAAATGGAGATTATGCAAACGTTAGTAAGTATATTCGTGTACAAGTAGTGGATGGTGTAAAGAACAAAGCATTAACACCATTCTTAAATCCATTTGGACACGTAGCTTACACTGAACCAGTGAGCACAGGAACACCTCTAATCACTGCTTCATTAGTAACAAGTAATCCAACTATCAACGGTGCATTTAGTACTAAAGCATATTATGGTGTTGATTTCACAAACACTGACAACGCAAACTATTGGAAGCCACTTGCTTCTGGTTCATCAACTGGATCAAACGCAGCATTCAATATTTTTGGCTGTGTAATTTCATCTAACTATGGTACAAAGCAAGATCCTAATAGTAGCTTTACAGCTGGAGATACAATCTCATCATCAACTATCCTAAAAGGTGCTGATGTACAGAACATTGCTAAATTCACTATGGGATTCCAAGGTGGATTTGACGGTATGGATCCTGCAGTAAAACTAAACACAGGTGCAAGCATAACAGGAACAAACACAATTGGTTTAGATTGTAGTGGTGCTACTAGCGGTGGTACATTAGGCTACAAAAAAGCACTTAATGTGTTGTCTAACGCTGAAACGTATGACATCAACATGATTGCAACGCCTGGTATTACTGTGTTTGATCACTCATATGTAACAACTAGAGCAATTGAAGTAGCTGAAGACAGAGGTGATTGCTTCGTATTACTTGACCCAGTTGTACAAGGTAAAACAGTAGCTGATGCAGTATCTGCTATCGCAAACAGCGGTATCAACACTAGCTACGCTGCTACTTACTGGCCTTGGGTTAAGGTTATGGATATGAATCGTTTGAAGCCTATCTGGGTTCCACCTTCTGCAGTACTTCCTCGTGTAATTGCACAGTCTGATACAGCTGCATTCGAATGGTTTGCTCCTGCTGGTCTAAACCGTGGTGGTATTCAAGATGCTGTGGATGTTGAAGCAAAATTAAGCTTTGCACAAAGAGATACACTTTACGAAGCTCGTATCAATCCATTAGCAACTTTCCCAGCACAAGGCGTATGCGTATGGGGTCAAAAAACTCTACAAGTAAAAGCTTCTGCACTAGATCGTATCAACGTACGTCGTCTGATGATCACATTGAAGAAGTTTATCGCAAGCTCAAGTCGCTACTTAGTATTCGAAAACAATACCAACGAAACTCGTCAGAGATTCATCAACATTGTTACTCCATACTTAGAGAACGTAAAAGCTCGCCAGGGTCTGTATGCCTTCCGTGTGGTAATGGATGAAACCAACAACACACCAGATGTAATTGATCGTAACCAACTTTATGGACAAATCTTCTTGCAACCTGCAAAGACTGCTGAATTCATTGTTCTGGACTTCAATATCCTACCTACTGGTGCAACTTTTGATAACGCATAATACTTATAATAAAACAAACAGAACATGGCACAATTAATTCCAGATAACGGCCCTCAAGGTATTTATTATACCAACTACGAGCCAAAAACACAGAATAGATTTATATTGTCAGTTAGTGGGATACCTTCTTTCATAATGAAGAAGGTAACCCGCCCTAACATTGACTGCGGTGAGGTTGTAATTGACCACATCAACTTAGTAAGGAAACTGAAAGGTAAATGTAAATGGCAAGATATTTCAATGACTCTCTACGATCCAATCGTACCGTCTGGTGCTCAGACAGTAATGGAGTGGGTTAGAACTGCTCACGAATCAGCAACAGGTCGTGATGGATATGCAGACTTCTACAAGAAGGACTTCCAAATCCAAACACTAGGTCCAGTAGGTGATATCGTTGAACAGTGGACTGTAAAAGGTGCATATATCAAAACTGCTAACTTCGGTCAGCTTGACTGGTCTACTGAGACTCAAGTTGAGATTGAATTAACAATCGGTTTAGATAACTGCTTCTTAGAATTCTAATTTTTTAGCATTAAATTACAAGAGCTGGCTCAATTGGGTCAGCTCTTTTTTATTTTCCGTATATTTATATGAAAGGTTATTAACATAAGTTATAAAACAACATGGCAAACGTAGTTGACGAAAATTACCCAAAGAAGGGTCCGATTTCAAACGAAGAAATCAAACAAATGTTTGCGGCAGAGGCCGCTGCTGTTGCAGGTGAATCAACACCAATGAAGCATGACTTCGCAACAGAAATCATTGATCTACCATCACAAGGCTATTTCTATCCAGAAGGACATCCATTGCAAAGTGGTAAGTTGGAGATGAAATACATGACAGCAAAGGAGGAAGACATCCTATCATCAGCAACCCTTATCAAACAAGGAGTTGTTATTGATCGATTGATCCAAGCGCTAATTGTAGATAAGATTAATTATAATGATTTATTAGTAGCAGATAAAAATGGATTGCTTATTGCATCAAGAATCTTGGCTTATGGGCCACAGTATGATGTTGAGGTAACTTGTCCAAACTGTGGTACTAAGAACAATCTAAATATTGACTTGTATCAGTTTGAATCTAAGGATTTAGATTTCAGTCAATTCAAGAAGGGTCAGACTGAGTTTGAATACAAATTCCCAACAGGCAGAACAATCACCTACAAATTCTTAACGCATGGTGATGAAAAGAATATTGAAACAGAGCTTAAAGGATACAGCAAGCTAAGAAGTATCAGCGGGGTTGACACACAACTATCAACAAGACTGAAACACATTATTACGTCAGTAGATGGTAATAGTGATCGTCAAGTGATCAACAAGTTTGTTGATAACATGCTATCAAGAGATTCACTCCAATTCAGAAAACACTTAAAAGAAGTGACACCGGACATTGATTTAACATTCCCGTTTGCTTGTTCAAACTGTGACCATGTTGATGATAGAATGACGTTGCCACTTGGGGTGTCCTTTTTTTGGCCTGGGGCCTAATTACCGGCCCCACCTCTACAGTCAACTCTTTGATTTGATGTATCATGGTAAGATGGGATTTACTCACACAGAACTATACAATCTCCCAATATATCTTCGCAGTTTTTACTATAAAAAACTGGTAGAAGTTAGAAAACAAGAGAATGAGGAGCATGAAAAAGCGATGAGTAAATCAAAAAGGAAATAAAGAAAGAGGCCGGCATTAGCCGGCCTTTTCCATTTTCAAACTATTTATAAAGAAAAAGGATGACTAAGAAACAATTACAAGAGATCATTCAAGAGGAGTATACCAATGTTAGATTAGAAGAAGGACTCATCTCATGGGCAGGTGGAGTTGCTGATGATCTATTTTATGGTATCATAAACAAACGTGCTGATATACTGAGAAGTAAGATCTTTGATGATCCAAAACTACAGAGACTAGCATCAGACCTAAAATTGAGTAAAGGGGATTTTGAAAAGAGGGTAACTCAATTATTATCGAAAGACAATAGATTTTTAAAAGCACTTGCAACAGTAAGAGCTAAGTACGTACATTAATGGCACTAGACGCAGAAGACTTTGACTTCCAGGGTTTAGGAGATAAACTCACTAGTACAATACTCGATAGCTTCGATGATGCTCTCGGGAAGATCAAACTATCATCCATTGGTAATAGTTTAGTGACTGCGTTAAAAGAAGTTAAAATGTCTAAAGTAATTGAGGACAGTTTAACCAAAAGTAGCGATGTAAAAGCTGCTATGAAGGATATCCAAAAGAAACTAGAGGATGGCTTCAATAAAATAAAATTTAAAGTAGGGGATATAACAATACCTGATCTACCAGATCAAGTTGTCAAGGTTGCTGCAGATACTAGTAACTTTAAGCTACCAAAAGCAAAACCAATTGACATACCGGTAAGGTATAAGTACGAAAAATTACAATCACAGAAAAGTGAACCAATCACAGTACCGGTTGAGTATGAGTATGGTAAATTTCAATTACCAAAAGGTCAAGAATTAGAGGTACCGGTGTCCTATGTGTATAGCAAATTTAATCTACCAAAAACATCAAAGATAGATGTGCCAGTAGAGTATAACTATGAAAAGCTAACATTACCAAAGGTAAAAGAGTTAACAGTACCAGTACACTATAAAGTAGACAACTTATCACTACCAAAAACACCCCAGCTACAAGTACTAGTTAACTATGAGTACAGTAAGCTAACACTACCAAAAGCTAATCCAATAAAAGCACCGGTTGAGTTTGTATATGACAAGTTAATACTACCAAAAGTAGAGGCAGTTAAAGTTGGTGTTAAATATACTTACAATAAATTAGTTTTACCAAAAGTTGGTAAATTACAAGTAGGTGTTAAGTATGCTTATGATAAGTTGTCTTTACCAAAAGCAGCAGATGTAGTAGCGAAAGTAAAATTTGCAGTAGACAAACTAACTTTACCAAAAGTACCAAATATAGTTGTTGCTGTAAAATATTTGTATGATAAGTTTACACTACCTAAAGTTGAGGATGTACCAGTTAATGTAACGCCTGATACTGTTAAATTAGCATCAGGATTAACAGAAGTCGTTGATAAAACCAAGACAGCAGTTGATGGTATATTTGTACCAAGAACAATATCAGTTGATGTTGATACTACAAATGCAGAAAAGAAGCTATCATCAACATTTAGCACAACTAACACACCAATAACAGCCGTATCACAGTCTGCTGCATCAGCGCCTGAAATTAAAACATCCTCGTTTACGCAAGCAGGTGATTCTGTAAAGTTGTTAGTTAATTTATTGGATCAAGCTGCTAAAAAAACAACAATAACCTCAGAACTATACAACCAAATTCTTGATACAGCTAATAAAATAGTTGAGACAAAGAGGATGGAAAAGAGTGCTATCGATGATATAATAGCAAGTTTACAAAGTAAGGTAGCATTAGAATCAGCACCACAACGATCATCAACTAGACAAGGAGCAGCAAACGCAGGAGCAACAGCTACACCTACAGTTAAACCAGTACTGGATGCATCTTCACTAGAAAGTAAACTAACATCATTACTAGAAACATTTAGCAAAGGTATATCTTTGTTGTTTAAAAAACTAGATACGAAGCCATTAGATCGTGTTGAAACTTTTGCTAGATCAGGATTAGCACCTATGCGTTTATTTGACACAGATGGTATTGATGGGGTTGCAAGTGAGATACAAGATCTAAACAGCGAATTACAAAACGTAAATTTAACACAGAAAGCTGTTGTAAGAAACTCTAACGAAGAGTATGGTTTAGCTGAGAGAAGGGTTAAATTGATGCTTGATATGAGAAATGCTTCAAGAGAGCAACTCGAACAAGCAGCAGCACAACTTAAACTAAACACAGCCAACTTTCAAAGCAATCAACAACTAGCATTTGCAATCAAGAGTCGTATAATTGACCTCTATAAAGAAAAGCAATTAAAAGAAGATATACTAAGCGCAACTGAAGATTATAACAAAGCAGTAAGACAAGCAGGAGAAGATATTTTAATCAAAGGTTTAATAGTACAGCTAAATTTATCAGAAGATGAAGTTGCACAAAAAGCAAGATTACTGGCTCTTGAAAATGAAAGACTAGGACTTGGAAAAACATTAACAGCCCAGCAGGTAGAGCAGTTAAAACACGATAATCAACATTTAAGACATAAGAGGGAAGAGGTTGAGTTAGTTGAACACGTAGCAGAGTATCAACTAAAAATCAACGAAGAGGTTGAAGAATTAACAATGAGTTACAAAAAGCTAGGTGCTACAATGAGAGCAACCTTAGCTAATCCAACTCTTGCAAAAGGTGTCATTGTAGCATCAGCAATACAGGGAGTGCATGCATTAACACATGCAATGCATGATTTCAAAGAGACTGGTATGAATGCTGGAGAAGCTGTATCTGCAGCAATGAGATCTTTCTCAGTTGCATCACTACTAGGTCTTAGTAAAAGTGCCGACGTTACAAAAGCACTAGCAACACAGTTTGGTAATTTAAACACACTTACAGACAAGCAAATTGACTCTGTTGGTAAATTAGCAGCTAATAATGGTTTAGCCGGTGAGGAAGCAACAAATCTTGTAATGTCCATGAGCAGAATGCCAGGCATGACAAGAGACACAGCGGCCAATAGCGAAAAAATGTTTAAAGAAATTGGCAAAACTAAAGGTGTAATACCAGCTCAGATTATGAAAGAGATGGCTAAAAACACCGGCAACATGGCTTTGTATAGCAAAGGTGGTGCTGAAGGTTTTGCAAAAGCAGCTGCACAAGCAAAGAGAATGGGTATTGAATTGAGCTCAGTATTGTCAGCAGCTGAAAAGACGCTAGACTTTGAGAGTAGTATAAATGCTCAAATGGAAGCATCAGTATTACTTGGTAGAGAACTTAACATGGATAAGTTAAGACAAGCAACTTTATCAGGTGACGCTAATGCTATAATGAGAGAACAACAGAACTTGATTAGACAAGCTGGCGGCCTCGATAACATGAATCTGTTACAAAAGAAGAAAGTAGCAGAGATGATGGGAATGAGTGTGGAGGAGATGGTGAAGATGAATGATGAAGCACAATTCCAAAATGAACACTTTGGTGAGCAAGCAGGTATACTATCTAATATCACCGGCTATGCATTAAAATATGGTGAAGCATTTGCAAATGCAGCAATGCAGTTTGGACCACTTATTGCAAGTATTATATCATTAGCATCTAACATGATGATGTTAAATGCAATCAAAGCACAAGGTACTGGTGTAACTGCAACCAACACAGCTGCAGACGCAGCAAACACAGGAACAAAGACTGCAAACACCGGAGCCATAACAGCAAACAATGCAGCTACAGTGGCAGCTGCAGGAGCTAAGAATATTGACACTGTTGCAACAAATACAAATACAACTGCATCAAGATTGAATGAGATGCAGATGAAAGCATATAAAGCAATGAGAGCTGCAAGCGTTCCAGCTACTCAAGCAATGGCAGCAGCACGTGCAATGGATACATCTGCAACAACTGCAAACACTGGTGCAACCACAGCCAACACCGCAGCAGGCGGATTTTGGAATACAGTAAAAGGAATTGGTAATAGTATTATGAATTCTAGTATTGTATTGTGGATCAGAGAGAAGGCAGCCATTGTATTAAGCACAGCATCCAAGTATGCAACTATTGCAGCAGAAACTGCTTGGAATGCTGCAAAAGCAGCTGGTAATTTTTTAATGAGTACATCCATCGGAATGTGGATTGCAGAAAAAGCTAACATACTTGGTAGTACCATAGCTAAATGGGCTAACGTTGGAGCCAATACAGCAGTTGCAACTTCTGCCGGTGCTGCAGCAACAGCAACAGCAGGTAGTGGAACTGCGGCTGCAGGTGCAAGTGGTGGCTTCTTAGCGTTTGGTGCATCATTAGGAACTTTTGGAACATTAGCTGCACCAGTTGTACCGGTTCTGTTAGCTATAGGAGCAGCCATCTTAATGGCAACACCTGCACTTTATGTGTTGGGTGAGGTAGTAAAAGGAGTTGCAGTAGTTGTTGGCAACGTGCTTATGAAAGCATTGGAGATGCTTCCAGCAATTATAAATGCAGTTGCACAGGGATTCGTAACAGTGTTTCAAACTTTAGTAGCAAATTGGCCAGTACTAATACCGGTAGCAGTTGGTGTAGCAGCCTTATCACTCAGCTTTATAGGTCTTGCTGGTGCACTTGGTATATTAGGTGGTACAGCAATGTTAGTAGCACCTGGATTATTAGCAGTAGCAGCAGTATTAGCAGCAACCGGTGTTGCTGTATACTTAGTTGGTCAAGGTATGAATCTGATTGTAGATTCCTTTAACAAATTAAAAGAAATAAAAACAGATGTCGTTGTTAATTTAGCAAAGGCAGTTGGTATACTAGCTTTAACAGCAGCAGTATTAGCACCAATAGCACCACTTATGATATTAGGTGCTTTAGGCATAGCTGCTCTTGGATTAGCACTAATACCACTAGCAACCGGCTTAGAAAAACTAACAGCAATAGACACTAAAAACATAACAGGCTTAGGTACATCACTACTTAGCTTATCAGCCGCAATGGCTTTAATTGGTGTAACAGCACCATTTATTGCTTTAGGATCTGGTGCAATGATACTGTTATCAAAAGGAATTGATCCATTGGCAGAAGCTTTCAAAAAGTTAAGTGGATTGAAAGCAGATGGTTTAATAGAGTTTGGTAAAAACATAATGGGCTTTGCAGTGGCAACAGCTTATTTAGGTTTAATG